TGAATCTAGTAAAGATTACAGAGAAAACTTAATCAGACCCTTACTTAATGAGTGTCATCGAGTTCTATCAAATGTAGGAAACATTGTTGTTCATGTAGAACCAAAGATTTCTCATCACATTCGTATAGTTCTTGATGATGTTTTTGGAGAAAAAAGATTTAAGAATGAAATTGTGTGGGTTTCTGGTGGAAATCACAAATCAAAAAATCAACTTCAAAGAAATCATGATACGATTATTGTTTATCAAAAAACAACAAAGTCGATTTACAATCCAGAACACAAATCTTATAGTGATGATGATGTGAGTAAAGCAAAAACATGCAAAAAAACAAATCGTAAATATGTAACAAATGCTCTTGTCAATCGTCAACCTGAAGTAGTTCCAAGACCGAATCTTCGATATGAATGGAACGGAAATCACTTGCAGTGGTACGTATCCAAAGAAAAAATGAAACTGTTGCATGACAATGACAAACTTGAATATTCTTCCAAGACTGGAATACCTAGAGTCAAAAAATACCTTGACGAACTAGATGGTGTTCCTGTAAAGGATGTTTGGTCAGATATCAAACAGATTCAGGGCAATGAAAAGTTGGATTATGCAACACAAAAACCAGTCGCATTACTGAATAGAATCCTCACAATGTTTAGTGATGAAGATTCTATTGTTTTGGATCCTTGTGCTGGATCTGGCACGGTTGGAAGAAGTGCTATTCTTACAAATAGAAGGTATATTTTGTTTGACTTAAATCCAAATGGAAAAATTACATTTGAAAAATCAATGGATGAGTTCTATAATCCATTATTAAGTGCGATGAATTGAACTGGGCCCCTCAGATTGTCCTAATACTAGATAATGACACCAATGAAACTTAATCTACGTCCTCATCAAGAACGAGCGACTGATGTGATGGTTAAATATGACAAAGGTATTATCTGCGCTGTCACTGGTGCAGGTAAGACTCTTGTTGGAGTTGCTGATACTGTTCGTGAGTTTGCATCTGAAACTCCTAAGACTGTTGTTGTGGTCAGTCCTCGGATTCTTCTGGCAGAGCAGTTGTCTCACGAATACCTTGAGTTTATCACTAATGCAAAGGTATTTCACTGCCACAGTGGAGAAACTCACTGGGAATCTTCTACTCGTCCTTATGAGATTCGTAACTGGGTGAATACTCACAAGGATTCTCACAAACTTATCTTCACCACCTATCATTCTCTTTCTCGCCTTCAGCAGGCAGGGATTGATGTTGATACGATTCATATGGATGAAGCACATAATAGTGTGCAAAAACATTTCTTCCCTGCTGTGGAGTATTTCTCCAAGACTGCAAAACGATTTTATTCCTATACTGCAACTCCCAAGAACTCTAATGTTGTTGGCAAACCTGGTATGAACTGGGGCGAAGTGTACGGACAAATTATTGCAAATGTTTCTGGTCCTGAGATGGTTCGTGGAGGTTACATTGTTCCTCCTAAAGTAGAAGTTAAGCAACTTCCTATGGTAAAGGGTCGTCAGGTCATCTTTGACCGAGATGCAGAAAATCTGATGGAGACTATTGATGATTATGGAGTGACCAAAGCTCTCATTTGTGCTAAGACTACCAAGCAAATCATTGGTTTGATTTCTGAGACTGACTTCTGTAAAGAACTGGAGGATCGTTGTTGCTCTTGGATGGTGATTACGAGTCGCACAGGTGCAATTATTGATGGCAAAAAAGTCAATCGTGAGGTGTTTTTTGATGTTCTAAATGAGTGGGGTAAGGACAATTCTAAGAAGTTTGTTGTCATCCATCACTCTATCATTTGTGAAGGTATTTCGGTCTCTGGTCTTGATGCAGTAATTTTTATGCGTCCTATGGATTATATTGGAATTGCACAATCTGTTGGTCGCATTGTTCGTCTTCACCACGATGATGCTAAAGGTATTGCTGATGGTAAGATTACACCTGGAGCACTTGGTCAATATACCAAATCTTTTGCTCTCTGCGTGATTCCAGTTTACACTTCTGCTGGTATTTCAACTGCCCGCAAAGTTCAAGCAGTAGTTGATACCATTTTTACCAAAGGTGAACCCTGCATCCCCACAGTGAACCGATGAGACCCATAAGACACCAGTGGCCATCAGGATCAAAAACCTGATTTTTCTGTAATTTCACTGCAACCGACTTAGAACCCATCCATCGCAACAAAAACACCGATTTTTCCTAAAATGAATCCGAAGAACTGGAAAGCCTACTGTCAAACTACATTCAACTCATTGCAGGCAAATATAGACAACTGGGGTAATCCTGATTTCTTTCGACCCATCACACGATTGTACTATATTGGTGTGTTTGATTGTGGGCAGGTGAATCACCTTGGTCTGATCAGTGAGACGGCAAAAGATAATCCTGTTCAACGTACACACGATCACTGCTTGTCACCACAATTCATTGGTCGAATGATTATGGACAACCCAGACAAGTATCTGGTTGATTATGATGTATTCGAGAACTTGTTCTGGTTATCTTGCTCCACAATCACAGTGACTAAATCAGAGAATAAGCAACTTAGTAAGTTGACTAGCAATAATACTATTGACTATAAAGTTTATATTCCAACCAATCTCAAGTATCAGCATCTTGGCATCAAATTGTATCGCAAGACTGGTGCAAACTGGAAGACTGCTGTAGAATATGATGACAACATCATCCCAGCTCCATCTGATTTGTTGGAATATGAGCAGAGGTTTCTTGTATGACTAAAGGATTTTTAATTTCTGATGGAGTTTATGCTGCCGTACCGTGTGGAAAAAATGGTAAGCAACTGATGATCATTTACAATGGTCAGCAACTACAAGTATGTAAGACCGAAGCATCAGCAAGAAAGTTCATTGATGCTCATAAGAAAATGAATAAAAGCATTGCAAAACTTCCAGTTGAATGAACTGGGCCCCTGAGATTGTCCCTATGATGGGAGGACACAAACCTCCCAGCAGTTTCTAATTCAAACTATGACCTATTACTGGAAGTTCGTTGATACTCTCGTCTACAATGTTGCTACTATCAGCGCATTTATTGTAGGTGTTACTCGATTTCTCATTCGTGCATACGAAGAGAATGATGGAGCAAATAAAGTTCGCAAGAGCATTAACCAAACTCTCTTTTATGTGAATAAACTTACATCGGTTGCGTATGAATATGCAAACCAGAATGTATTTGAAACTCCCGTAAAAGAGGAAGTCAAAGTTGCATCAAAGCGCACACGTTCACGCCGTCGTGTGGCCGCTTGATAAAGTGTCACAAGGGGACTTGTAGTGTCCCCTTTTTTATGTCATCATAGATTTATGAACAAACCACTCAACAAGCATCAAGAACATTGGGATGATTGTATCATCACTGGTGATCTATCTGTCCTGGATTTCTTTAACAATGACTATGAAGTCTCATTGAAGATTGATGGAAGTCCAGCTGTAGTATTTGGCACTAATCCTGCAAATGGTCAGTGGTTTGTATCTACCAAATCTGCGTTCAATAAAGTAAAAATCAAACTCTGTCATTCTCATGAAGAAATTGATACGCACTTTCAAGGTAAGGTTGCAGACATTCTTCATGCTTGCTTTGATTATCTGCCTCGCACAAAATCTATCATTCAGTGTGATTTTATTGGGTTTGGGAATACTGATACTCTTCAACCTAATACCATTGCGTATAAGTTTTCGCAGATAATCTCCCAAAAGATTGTAATTGCACCACACACTGTTTGGAAAACTGATGGTGAATTGAAAAATGCTTATGTGTCTGGAACTGCACCATTCTTCGTTGATACTGACGATGTAAAGTTTGTTCAACCGTGTGTAGATTTGGTTCGTCCAATTCTTCCGCAATTTGATACAACTGGTGTGAGATTTCTGTCTGCAAAGGAAGCAGTGGAAGCAAAGAAACAGATCAATGCCATCATCAAGTCTGGTGAAGAACTCACTTGGTTTAATCTCATTGAGATCTTTGGATGTGAGAAACTGGCACATCTTTATCTTACGATGATTGAAATTAAGGAAGATTTGATGCAGTCAATGATTGTAACAGATAGTCCTGTTGCTTTCATCAATGGTCAGCGGATTGTAGGTGAGGGATTTGTATTGAAAAATGATAAGATGATCATAAAGTTGGTTGATCGCCCAGTCTTTTCATTTCATAATTTTACACTTCAAAAGTCTTGGTGAATGTAACTGGGCCCTTGAGATTGTCCTTATAGTATGAACACTACTCAAATGAACGCACAACAAACCATCGCAGATAATGTGCTTAAGTACACTCATCTGCTGATTGAAGCACTGAAAGACAACTATCGTCAGTATGCTATTCGTGGTCATCAACGGGCGATTGAGAATTTCAATTCTACCTACGACACCACTGATTCGGTTCAGTCACACTATCATCAGGAAAAGATTGATGAACTTAAGAATGGTATTTTACCGATTGATTATGTGATTGAAACTGGTAAAAAGTACCACAAAGTCATTATGATTGATGGTGGTTCTTCCCGCTCTGTTCATTGTTTCATTGATAAGCGGACTGGTTCAGTTCTAAAATCTGCATCTTGGAAAGCACCAGCAAAAGGAGAAAGGTATAACCTCTTGATTATCAAAGAGCGTGAGAATGTTCTTGCAAACTGTGATTGGAGCGGAGGATATTTATACCGACGATGACAATAACTGACAAACTTATCTTTGTTTCAGCGTTCTTTATTCTGATGAATTGGGGAACCAGACTTACATTAGTCATTCTACAGCATTTGCTATGAGCACAATCTATCATTCTGGTTATGGTTATAGCAAACGTGTGTGTGAAGATGTATCAATCTGGTTTCTAAATCAGTTTCTTCCACGACACAAGATTGATGTGGATATTATACATCGTGGATTGAAACGTGATGGCGTTTATGGTTATTGCTCTGTGCAAGATTGTAATTGGAGACCCCGACACTTTCTCATTGAAATACAAACACATATGAACACTGAGAATTATACTCTCTGCTTGCTTCATGAGTTACAACACGTTCTACAACACGTTCGGGGTGATCTTAAAGATAAAAGGAACATTCGTTGCTGGAAAGGTATTGATTGCAGTGATCTCGAATATGATCAAATGCCTTGGGAGATTGAAGCACATTGTAAAGAACAAGAACTTTATACATTGTACCTCAATGATAAAATTGGGCCCTCTGAATTGTCCCTATAGTATGAACACTCCAATAACTTACTCTAATCTCTCCAAGATTAAAACACAGTTTCGCACTAAAGGTAACATCACTGGAAACTTTGGTGTTGCAAAGGTGAAAGCAGGTTCTACACTCAATGAACTGGGTGTGACTGATGCGAAAGTCGTCAAATGTACCACACAAAATGAGTATCTAAATCGTCTTTATGTGGCATTTGATGAGACTGATGATGCGGCATTAAAAAAGTTTATCTATCAGGAAATCCGTAAGATCCTGATACAACAAGGCCGTTGGTGATTGAAACTGGGCCCCTGAGATTGTCCCTATAGTATGAACACTAACTACAACTCTAATCCCTACACTCAACAGGTTCTCGATAAGGGTCGTGACCTGCCTAAAGCTTCTGCTCCGAAGCGTACCTTTCCTCTGACGATTGGTGCTCGAACCTATCACACCGAAGAACAATATCAGGAAGCACTTGCTGACTTTCTGAATGGGTATTGATTAGTGGGCCCTGTAAAGTGTCCTAGTAGTATGAACACAACCTTCACCGTCCGTTTCGTATCCGATGCTCTGGATTCTCCAGAGTATATTGGACCTTTCTACTCTGAAGATGAGGCACAAGACTATTGCGATGCCCGCAATGGTTCATTATCACTTTCTGGGATTCCTTCCTGGGTTGCTTGTTACTCTGTTGTTGACTGATTAGTAATGCGAATTGCCTTTCTGATTGCTACACTTGCCCTCGGTCTTCGCGTTGGTCTTGCTGCTCATGCTTCCGTGAATGAGTATCAAGAACAGCAAGCAGATCGCTTCTGCCAAATTAACCCTAACTACTGCAAATGACCTATCAGGATTTGCTTTTCTTTCTTCAAACTCTTGATCATCAGCAACTCAAACGTGAAGTTGCAATTTATGATCCAGAAACTGATTTGTTAAAAGATGCAACTTCTTTGCGAATTACTGCATATGAAGTCCCAACGGTAATTGATAAAGATTATCCATACCTGGTAGTTTGATACTGCGATGTGCCACTTGTACTGGTGGCACACTAAATGAGCACAGACCCCTAAATCTGGTATAGTAGTTTCATGGTTGAGGAAGACCCGATGACTTACGTTCCACACATTCCACATAACATTCCTTACCTACTGGTTCCTGAGAATCGAGTGAAACTTGTTTCTGATTGGTATAGCAGGAAACAAGATCATCCAATGAACTTTCCTGTTTATGCTTATTGGATTCAAAAATGTGAAAATGACGGAACTGATTACTGATTGATGACTACTCAAACACTACTGGATAAAGTTCTGATGACTGAAGAATTGCTCAACGAAAAGCAACTCACCGCACTGCGTGATATGCTTTATGTGTACAAAGATCTTCAAAAGGAAGTTCACAACTATCCCCCCGAAGATACTTTGTTTACTAAAACTCAGTTCGAGATCTTCAACATTTTTGATATCAAATGACTTTTTCTGAAATACTTATCTCTGATGGTTATGTCTTTGATGATGAGGATTATGATGGTTGCTATGTGAAACAAGACTCAAAAGGTCTTATTCATTGCTATCAAGAAGGTGAAGATGAGGGTACTTGGAACTATGTCAAGTTCTCATCTTTGTTTAGTGTTATAGAAGAATATACAATCTTTCCTGATAAGAACTCTCTCCCTATTTCTGCAGAATGACTTCAATCTCTTTTACGTCTGGTGAGTTGCTAGACATTATCTCTGCTCTTGAAGAGAAAGAAAATGTTCTTTATGATGCAGATGATAAACATCTTGCTGCATACTATATGAACCTTGGAAATCAATTCCAACGAGTTTATGATAAGTTACAAGATTTTGTGCCTGAGAATCGAGTTGCTAATCTTGTTCTTATTGCTAACTAAGGATGAGACCAAGGTTGAGATGTGCCACTAATCCTTGTGGCACATTACACTCCCCAAACCCCCGCTGGGGGTGCTACAATTACGAAGTAATCAAGGTTAAACACCAAATGACTGCAACTCAAGTGGAACTCAAGACTGAAACTCAAGATTTCATTGCTGAACTTGTTGAGAACTCTTACTGTGAAGAAGACATCTATGACTTCATCGAAGAACAAGGTGAAGATAATCTTGTAAACTACTATGAAGAGTATTGTGAGTTTGGCGAATCACATTCTTATGATGCTGTAGATGCTTTTGTTGCTGAGTTTGGTATTGATAGCATTGCTGGTTTTGAAGATGCTTATCGTGGTGAGTATTCTTCCAAAGCAGACTATGCAGAAAACTATGTGACTGATTGTTATACCACTGATCTTCCTGGTTTTGTGGAAGTTGATTGGGAAGCAACTTTCGACAATATGGATTGTGTCTATGTTGATGGATTTGTGTTCGACACACAAGAACATAATCTTACTATGTGGTGATGAAATTGCATCTTAATCAACAAGCACTTGATTTGATTCTCTATTGCTTGGAACAGCAAGCAAGTGAGTTCAACGAGAAAGAAAAGAAGGATTATGAACACATCCTTCATTCTATTGAGATTGCACAAGAGTCCATTAACTACGATTTCTGATGAAACTTCAATCCAAACACGGTTCGATGGTTGTGGATTTTTATCCCATCAAAACCCCTATGGGTAATGTATCTGATGAGTGGTTTCTGAAAGTATTGTCCTTTCAGGGTGAAACTCAATCCAAAGAGTTTCTCAATCGAATTGAGATGAATCTTGAGATTCAAGAATATCTTAGTCTCAATGTTCCTTATGAAGTTGTAGACTTCAATACGATTCCTCAACTTGCTAATCCTTTTGTTGAAGTTTGATGGTTACTCTTGTAATTGGTGGAGTTATTTTCTCCACCTTCTTGACACTTTTTTACCTTGAAGATAGAGATGGGGGTGGTGTTTATGATCC